CAAGAGTGGATAAGAATGAAGACAAGCGCAAGTTATGCCCAGCCGTAGTAGTGCATCCGTACTCTGTTAATGATGCAGATAGTTCGACGGTAGGGATTACTGTATTGGTAACTACTTATGATGAAGCCTTAACTAAAGGCCATGTCGGACTATATCACCTCTTAGAGGTAGTGCGTGAGCGGTTACTATCTGATAATCCGGTAGCACTTAAATATGAAATTAAGGAGAATACCGTTAATACAACAATTCCTGATGATCAACCATACCCTCAATGGGTTGGATATCTTGAATTTGAAGTGTATATTCCAGTTATTCGTAGAAACCTAAATAAGATATTTACGGATAATAAAGTAATTGAATAGGAGACAACGATGAACCCTGTTGTATATGTTGGGCCTTCATTCCGCAGTAGCCGGCTAAACCAATTCATGGTATTTAGCGACGGCGCACCACTGCCGGAATCGGAAGACCCTATTTTTATGCATTTATTTGTGCCTTTAGATGAACTCAATCAAGCAATGATTGATGTGAGAACACAAGGCACACAATTAAATGTATTCTATGTTAACGCATTGAAGAATTATAAAGGAGTGAAGTAAATGGCCTTTTATCATGGTGTCAAAACAAGTGAGCAAGCTACCTCTGTAATTGCTCCTGTCCAAACTACTGCCGGCCTTCCAATTGTGTTCGGTACTGCACCAGTGCACCTTACAGAAGACCCTAGCGCAGTAGTTAATAAGCCGATCATTTGTTATAGCTGGGAAGAAGCTGTTCAACAACTTGGCTATTCTGAAGATTGGACACATTTTACATTGTGTGAAGCAATGTATGCGCAATTTAAGTTATATGGTGTAGCTCCAATCGTATTTGTTAACGTATTGGATCCTGCTAAACATAAGAAATCTACTACAACAACTGCTACATTGACAGAAAAGAAATGCATTGTAAAAGCAGCAGTATTGATTAATACTTTGCAAGTATCTAGCGGTGGTCAAACAGGTGTGGCCAACACAGATTACACGGCAGCATTTGATGACAAGAATCAATTGATCATCTCTATTATCAAAGGAGGTAAATTCGATTCTGCAACTACATTGGACCTCACATACGATGAACTTGATGTAGAAAACTTCGATTATAAGAACGTAATCGGCGGTGTAGACAGTAATGAAAAAGCAACAGGCTTTGAATTGATTGATACAATCTATCATCATTTCGGTATTGTACCTGGTCTTATTGCTGCCCCTGGATTCTCTCAAAATCCTACAGTCGCTTCTGTGATGAAAGCAAAATCTCGTGTTATTAATAACTTATTTGGTGCGACTACGTTGGTAGATATTGATACTACACAAGTTGTTAAGTATACAGATGCTTACGAATGGAAGAAAGGTAATAGCTATACAGGAGAATCTGAAGTCGTATGTTGGCCAATGGTTCGCAATGGCGATTATATGTTCCATATGTCTACGCACATTATGGGCATTATTGGTAAATGCGATGCATCCAATAGCGATATTCCTACGTTATCTCCTTCCAATAAGTCCATGAACATCACAGGCTTGTGCTTAGCTAATGGTAAGGAAGTAATGCTTACTCATTCCCAAGCTAACTTATTGAACTCTCAAGGTATTATGACAGCCGTTAATATCAATGGTTGGGTATCTTGGGGCAACTATACAGGTGCATATCCTGGCACAACTGATGTTAAGGATACATTTATTTGTGTACGTCGTTTCAATGATTGGGATGACCAAACATTCATCTTAACGTATTGGCAAAAAGTAGATATGCCTATCTTGCCACGTAATATCAAAACAATTCTTGATAGTGAAACAATCCGTCTTAACGGTCTTACTTCTCGTGGCTTTATCTTGGGTGGTCGTATTGAATTTAAAGAAGCAGAAAACCCTACAACAGATTTGTTGAATGGTATTATTCGTTTCCACAAATTCCGTACACCTCCAATTCCAGCGCAAGAAATTGAAAGCATTTCTGAATATGATGTTTCCTATTTCAAAACGCTATTTCAAACAGTATAGAAAGGGGTAATTAATCATGGCATCTATCAATCAAGTACCGGAAGTACTTAATGACTTCCGTGTATATGAAGAAGGATCTGACAACTGTTTAGGTGTTGCCAAAGTGGAATTACCTAGTGAATCTGTAATGACTCAAACTGTAAAAGGTGTGGGCATTGCAGGCGAAGTAGAAGCGCCAGTTATTGGCCACTACTCCTCTATGGAAACTAAACTTACATGGAACACTCCAACAGAAACTACACACCGCCTTACAGGTGGTCGTGGCGTACGCTTAGAAGTACGTGGTGCTATCCAATGTTGGGATAGTGGCAAAGATAAATATGTAATCGTGCCTACACGTGCCGTTATTCGTGGCCGTGCTAAATCTAAAGAAAATGGCACATATGAATCCGGCAATACTATCGATGCAACGAACACAATTGAAACGACATACTTGAAACTCGAACAAGATGGCAAGGTAGTTCGTGAAATCGATAAATACGCTTATAAAGATTCTATTTCTGATGGCACAGACTTCCTTGGCGATGTTCGTGCTGCACTCGGTATTTAGTCTGTAGAAAGGACGATCACTAATGAGTAAACATAACACTATGAACGAAACACATGAACAAACTGGTATTGAATTAGTAAAAGCTGGTCATTCCTTACAATTTGAAGGTATCAGCGGGTACACATTAATTAAATGCGAAAAATCCGCTAAGAATGAAGATAGAACTATCACAGTTCCAGCATTATCCATGACGTACCAAGCGCATGTAGCAGCTGCTACATGCGGGTGTAAAGTGGATGATATTTATAGCCTTCCGGCTGCTGATTTCACTAGAGTGTGCTTAGAGGTACAGAATTTTTTGCTCAATTCCGAAAAATAACAGACCTAGAACGGTATTTCACAGAGTGTGCGATTACGTGTAGCAAATACACTAGTACACCGATGGATTACTTCATTCGAGAGCTAGACGTGGATGAGTTCATAGTCCATGTTCAGCTCATTAGTGATGGTATCGAGCGCGAGAATAAAGCAATGAAAGGGAGAAAATAATGGCCAATAAAGTCTTAGAAATGGCGATTGCCATTAAAGGTAAACTCGATGGTGGGTTATCATCTTCCGTATCAAAGGCATCTCAGGAACTCAACAAATTATCCAATGCAATCAAGGATCAACAGGCGCAATATAGAAAACTACAAGCTATATCGCAAAAGACTGGTAATGCTAGTGATAGGAATGCAGCAATTGCAGCTGAGCAAAAGCTAAATTCTATGTTACAACGGCAAGCCCAGTTGAGGTCTAATATCGCAAGTCAGACGGCGCATCAAAATGCAATCAGTAAAATGGGTGGTGCAAGTCCTTTAGCAGGTGCTGCATCAGCTGCGCAAGGTGCTAGTGCTGCGGTAAGTGGTATTACAGGAAAGCTTGCAAATTTCGCTATGGTCGCAGCAGGTGGCTTTGGTATTGGTGCCATTATAGATAATGTAGTTAATGCCGGGGAAGCACTCTATCAATTGTCCAATAAACTGCATATGACAACTGCTGAGACGTCACAATTTAAGAAGATTATGACTTTAAGCGGAGTGGATGTAGAAGCGGCGGCCAAGTCATTCGCTAAAATGGATAAGACTTTGGTCAGTGGTGGTAAAAGTGCTGAAGCATTGCAAGGATACCTCAGTCAATTTGGCGTATCTTTAACCGATGCAAATGGCAAGTTGTTGCCTATGAACCAACAATTGGACGCAATGGCTAAAGGTTACCAAAATGCGGTAGCACAAGGCCGGGGACAAGAATTCATGCTTGAAACGCTAGGTGCAAAAGGCATGGAGCTTACTAAAGTATTTGAGAACTATGCAGATGCACAAGCGGCCGCATCACAAATAAAAGGTGTTGGGATAGATCCTAAATCATTACATGAAATATGGCTACAGATGAACATCCTGAAAGCGGAAGCTACGCAAGTTGCATTAGGTTTGGCACAGGCATTTATACCGATCGCCCAACAAATATTACCGGCACTGATACCGGTATTACAAACTGTTGTAATGTTCATGAAGGATAACAAGGAAGCTATTGCCGCTGTAGTAACTAATGGATTGAAATTAGCATTACTGTATAGC